CGATCGAAAAGCACGGCGCAATCATTGAAGCGCTAACCGACCGGGGCCAACTGGTGATTAGAAGCAACCCGGCTATTGCTTCACTGGCCCAAGCCAAGCGCATGATTGAAAAACTGCGCAAAGAAGAAAACAACCAAATGACCCTAGAGCTATGACCTGGACCGAAGAAACCATCGAGAGGTACTGCGTGCTAACTGAAGACGCCGCCGCAGGTACACCAGTCAAGCTTATGGAATGGCAGAGGGACCTAATCCGCCGAAGCGAAGGCAAGCGCATGGTGTGGCTTGAGATTCCTCGGAAGAATGGGAAGAGCGCATTCATTGCAATGCTAGCCATTGCCCACCTACTAAAGGGCTGGAAGGACAACAGCAACCCGCAGGTAATAATCGCGGCAGCCACCAGGGAACAGGCGGGCGTGCTATTCGGCTACGTCCGGAACACTATCCTAATGAACCCGGTACTGAAGCAGGCGCTGATTCCCTACCGGAAAGAAATCCACCTTCTAAACAAACCCGGCTTCCTAAAGACAATCACCAGCGACGGCCTTTCCAACCACGGCGCAAACCCTTCGCTAATCTTGTGCGACGAGATCCACGCATGGAATGAGCACAAAGGTCCGGAGCTATGGGAGGCGCTGCGCACATCTATGGCCGCACGTCCGTCTCAAATGATAGCCATTACAACCGCAGGCGGTGCTTTTACCTTTGCCCACAAGTGGCACGAATATGCTACCAAGGTGCTGAACGGCGACGTGGACGATCCTAGCTTCCTGCCCATTATTTACGGAGCCAAAGACACGGAGGACCCGCACGATCCGGCAGTATGGGCCAAAGCGAATCCGAGCCTAGGCGTAACCGTTACCATGGAGTACCTGGAGGAACTGAGCCGCACGGCTAAGTTTGACGAACCGACGCTACTATCCTTGCGCAAGCTGCACCTGAACCAATGGGCCGGAAGCGCACAACCGTACATTGAACTGGGCAGCTGGAACCGATGCCTGCAGAAAGAGCCCGCCGCGCTAGGTACCTGGCGCTGTTACATGGGCGTCGACCTTGCAGCTGTAAACGACTGGACCGCCTACGTCCTACTTTTTTGGGACGGAGGCGAGCGCTTCTACACAAAGCAGTTTTACCAAATCACGCAGCACAGCATGGACAAGCGCAAGAACCGTTACCCGAACCTGGTGCGCAACTGGATGAAGGGCGGACACGTCGAGGTAATCGAAGGCGAGGTGAACACCACACCGGACAGAGTGCGGAAGATATTTGAAATATGCGAGGCCTACCCAGTGGAAGCCATATTCTTTGACCCATGGAACGCAGCGGAAACCATAGACCAGGTACGGCAGCGCTACGGTGCAAAGTTTTGTTTTGAGGTGCGGCAGGGCGTGCTTATGATAAACGAGCCCATGAAATTACTCTACCGACTGGTCCAGCAAAAGCGCATAGGGCACGACGGCAACCCGGTGACCGCCTGGCACATTTCCAACACAAACCTGCAGATAGACAAAAACGACAACTGGACCTTCAACAAATCCAAGGCACCGGATAAGATAGACGGCACCGCTGCGCTCATTACAGCGCTAGCCGGATATGTGCACAACGCACAAGCAAATACTTCAGTTTACCAAACGGAAGATATTGTCTTTGTTTAATTTGGATTGAGAAAATGTAATTCGTAACCTTTGCACAATGGCCTCCTTTCTTCAACGAGTAACCCGGAGCATTTCGGGTATTATTAATCCGAAGCCTTGGCTCCTGCAAATGATAGGAGGCGTACAGACCAACGCGGGCGAATTGGTCAACAGCAACAACGCTCCCACGGTGCCCACCGTCTACGCGTGCGTCTCTCTGATTTCCGATACGATCGCTTCCCTGCCTTTCCACCTTTACGCGGAAAGTGACCAGGGAAAGGTACGAGTAGAGGGACAGCTGGACCAGCTCGTAAGCCGCAAGCCATCGGAGGCATACAATAGCTACTATTGGCGGCAGGCGCTTATCAACAGCCTACTACTTCGCGGCAACGCTTACGTACTTCCAGTCCGTAGCCGTGGCCGTATTACCGCGCTGGAAATGATTGACACCGATTTGGTAACGATCGATACCACCAGCGGCCGACTGATCTACAGCCTTTACCTTCCTGGTGGCGTGACCATGCGCCTGGAGCCTTCGCAAATAATCCACCTAAAGGCGTGGACCATTGACGGCATCAACGGACTGAGCCCCATTATTTACGCGAAAGAAACCATCGGCACGGCTATGGCTGCGAACAAGCACCTGGGCGGCTTCTACGGAAACGGTGCTATGCCCAAGGGCATCCTGCAGCTGGATGGATCTATCCGGGACGTGGAGCGCCTGAAGGACCTAGGCCGCCAGTTTGACCAGCGTTACAGCGGAGCCAACAGCGGGAAGACGGCCGTACTGACTGCCGGAGCCGAGTACAAGCCCGTGAGCATTTCAATGCAGGAGGCACAGTACATTGAGTCGATGAATTTCGGCGTGGAGGAAATTTGTCGCATCTTCAAGGTACCACCTCACAAGGTGGGCCACATGCAGGGCAGCACGCAAAACGCATCGATCGAAGCACAAAATGCACAGTTTGTAAGTGACTGCATCCGCCCGCTTTGCGAACAGATAGAAATGGAATTCACCAACAAGTTGGTGAACGGCTCCCTAGAATTTGAGCTAGACCTCAAAAGTTTGATGCGCGGCGATATGATGGCCCAGGTGCAGCGAAACGTAAGCTACTGGAACATCGGCGCAATTAGTGCCAACGAAATCCGCAAGAGCGAAGGCCTTGGCCCTATTGAAGGCGGCGACGAATACAATAAACCTGCTCACATGAGCATAACCGGCGACGTACAAAATGGAACCATCAACAGAGAAGAAGGAGATTCGGAATCTGCCTCTTAACGGCGGAGCCCAGGAAGGCCTAATCTTTGGCTATGCGGCCAACTACGAGGCCTACGATATGGGCGCTTTTAACGAGCGCATAGAGCGCAGCGCTTTCGCCGAGGTGGACAGCTTCGATATTCACGCGCTGCTCAATCACAATTACGACTACGTGCTCGCACGCCGCAACAAAGGCAAGGGCACGCTGGAGCTGCGCGCAGACGACCAGGGGCTGTACTTTGAGTTTACCGCACCCGAAACCTCCACCGGAAAGGAAGCCCGCACCCTAGTGGAGCGCGGCGATTTGGATCAGGCATCCTGGGCTTTCACTGTTGCCGAGGAACGCTGGGAAAACGTGAAAGGTGAGAAACCCACGCGAGTGATCACCAAAGTGGCCGAAATTTTTGACATCAGCCTGACGCCACGCGGAGCGAACCCCTCTACCGCTGTGGCGATGCGAAGCCTGGAGAGCGCCCGCGCGGCCCAGGTCGAAGAAACCGAAATTAATTCAACCCCTAATACAATGGAAAACATCCAAGATCCTGCCGGAAATTCGGCAGCTGGAGTGGACGCCTCGGCTTTTGCTGGTGGCCTTTCCTCCACACAAAAGAAAGACCTGCGCACGTTCAACGTGGTAAAGGCAATCCGCGAAGCCAAGAACGGTAAGCTTACGGGCATCGAGGCTGAAATGAACCAGGAAGGTTTGGCAGAGCGCCGCCGCTTGGGCATCGACAGCCAAGAGGGCAACATGGCCGCCATCCACATGCCGGACTTCCTTTCTCGCGAAATGCGTACCAACACAGTAACCGGTGGAACTGGTGGCAACTTGGGCGGTGATTTGGTTTACACCGATCCAGGTCGTTACGTTGACTTTTTGTACCCTAACACTCCTTTGTTGAGCTTGTGCTCAATTGCTGAGGGCTTGGTAGGAAACGTGAAATTTCCAGTACAAGACACGGCCTACACTTTGAACTGGGCCACTGAAACCGGAACCGCTTCCGCTCAGGACTTGACTTTCTCTGACTTGACCATGACGCCAAAGCGCGCCGTAATCGCTGCCGAGGTTTCTAACCAATTGTTGGCGCAGGAATACAGCCAGGGCATCCAGTCCCGCATGATCCAGCAGCTGAACCGCTCCTTTAACCAAGGTTTGGAATCCGCCGTATTGAACGGAACCGGAGCCTCAAACCAGCCCACTGGTATCTACACTGCTTTGAACGGTACGGCTCAGGACTTGGCTTTGGGTGCACTGTCTTACGACGACCTGGTAGCTATGGAAGCCAACTTGGCTAGCAACAACGCATTGAACGGCCGCCTTGGTTATGTTACTCACCCTCAGGTGGTTGCAGCCTTAAAGCGCACTAAGGTTGACGCCGGCTCGGGCCGCTTCCTGGTTGAGGGAATGCTTGACCCCGTTCAAACTGCAAACGGCTACAACATCTACAGCACAACCTTGAGCAAGGTCACTGCTGGAACGCCAAACACTTACGGTATCATCTTCGGTAACTTCGAAGACGTACAAATCGGATTCTGGGGCGGCGCTACTTTGATGGTAGACCCTTACAGCCAAATGCTGAACTCTACCGTACGTATTTACGTGGAGCGCTTCATGGACGTGGCTGTTTTGCGTCCTAAGTCCTTCGTTATCGCTGACGACGTAACGATCTAATGACAACCGTCGACTTTACCCCTGCTGCTATTAACCTTACAGAGGTTAAGGCTTTTTGCCGCGTGGACGGCTCAGCTGACGACAGCCTGCTGACCTTCCTCTACAACGCCGCGTGCGATGAGGCACTGAGCTACGCGCAGGTGGTAGTCGGCACTGCAACTGTAACGGTGGTAACCAACTGGGAAGCTGAAATAACGCTTCCCTTTTGGCCCATCGGGGCAGTTACTTATGTAAAGGTGGACGGCGTGGCCGACACCGAATACACCCTATTGAACGGACGCCTGACC